CTATCCCCGCCGAACTGACTGCGCTGGAAAACCGCATGATTGCCCTGGGCGCTCGACTGATGCAGCCGGGCGGAGTCGCAAAAACCGCCGAGCAATCCCGCGCTGAAGTCGCCGCAAACCACTCCGTCCTGTCGCTTGTCTGCGAGAACGTCAGCGAGGCATACGAGCAGGCGCTGCGCTATGCTCAGATGTATATGGGCGGCGCTGGCGAGGTCGAATACAGCGTCGAGATGGACAAAGAGCAATTGAGCGTAGATGCCCAACTGCTGACCGCTCTACTGTCTGCGAACCAACTCGGCAAACTGCCAGACTCTGAACTCTACCGTCTGATGCGGAAACTCCAACTCGTCAGCGCCGACAAAACAGACGAGGAGCTACGCGAGGAATCCGGCGACACCGTACCGCGCATGGGCGGCATGAATGGCTGAACCGGCAGGCAAGACCGCGCCTGAGCAGATTACGCTGGCCACGCGCCAGCAGGTTATGCTTGACCGACTGAAGTCGGCAGAGGTCGCCAAGTTCAAGCCGTTTTTACAACAGGCTGAACGTGACTTGCAGATGCGGCTGATTGCGGCGGATATTGAGACCTACGACGCCAAGCGTATCCAGATCCTGCTGGACGCCATCGAGCGCGACATGCGGGCGATATTTGGCGGATACACAACGCAATTAACGGGAGACCTGATAGACGCGGCGGTTTATCAGGCCCAACTTGAGGCCCGCAATCTCCAGACTGTTTCAAAAGTCCCGTTTGAGTCCGTGATTCCTTCACCCGAACAGGTTCGGACAGCCGTGATGACCGCCCCGCTTGCCGTTCAAGGCTATCGGCAGGGCGCATTGCTTGAGCCGTGGCTTCAGGGCTGGACGGATGACAGCATCGAATATGTAAATGGCGTCATTCAGCAGGGCTATTATCAGGGAAAAAACACGGCAGAGATTGTTCGCAGTCTGCGCGGAACCTCGAAAATGCGCGGCCAGGATGGGACTCTGGCGCAGATTGACCGGGCAAACACCGTGCTTGTGCGGACAGCCGTGCAGCACTCGGCACAGGTTGCCCGCGAGACCTTCTTCCGCGCCAATGATGACATCGTGCTTGGATTGGAATGGGTTGCCGCGCTCGATTCCCGAACAACAATCCAATGCCGTAGTCTTGACGGCAAACGATTCCCTCTCGACTCCGGCCCTCGTCCACCCCTGCACCCGCAATGCCGATCAACAACCATCGCTGTGCTTGACCCGGCTTTTGACATGCTGGACGAAGGCGCTACCCGCGCATCAAAAGGCGCAGACGGCGGCGAACAGGTATCTGCCAGCCAGAACTACTACGAATGGCTCAAGACGCAGCCATCGGAGTTTCAGGATGTGGCGCTCGGCCCAACTCGCGGCGAACTGTTCCGCAAGGGCGGATTGTCGGCCGAGCGATTCGCGGAATTGAACCTGGGCAAGAATTTTGAACCGCTCACACTTGAGCAGATGAAAGCTTTGGAACCTGTCGCGTTTGCACGTGCAGGACTTTAACGCGGCTGGGCCGCACACGCTCCGGGAGCAAGTACCATGCTGAAATATGAAGTTGATACCGTCGAAGGTCTGGACGCTGCCATTGCTGGCATGTACGACAAGACCGAGTCCGGCAAGTTCCGGCTGAAGGTTGAGGGCATCGAGGACACGACCGGCCTGAAAAAGAAGGTTGACGAGCTGTTGGCTGAAAAGAAGTCGGCCGCACAGAAGGCAAAAGAGGCCGAGGATCTGGCTCGCAAGGCATCCGAGGAATCCGCCCGCAAGTCAGGCGATGTTGATGCGCTGGATAAGTCATGGCAGCAGAAACACGCCGAGGCACTGGCCGCAAAAGACACCGAACTCGGCAACATGCGCGGAACCCTGAACAAATTGTTGGTGGATAACGTCGCGGTCAGCATGGCCAACGAGCTGTCAATTCCCGGCTCATCTGCCCTGCTGATGCCACACATCCGCGCCCGCCTCTCTGTTGACATTCGCGACGGGCAGCCGCAAACTGTAGTAATCGGACAGGATGGCAAGCCTTCGGCGCTCACCCTGGACGAACTCAAAGCGGAATTTGCATCAAATCAGGCGTTCGCGCCGGTCATTGCAAGTTCTCGCGCTTCCGGTGGCGGGGCTTCCGGTGGCAGTGGTAAAGGCGGCGGGGCCGCGATTACGGTAACGCGCATCCAGTTTGAACAGATGGGTGCAGCCAAAAGGTCGGAATTTCTCCGGTCTGGCGGAAAAATCAATTAACCCCGAGAGACCTTTATCATGGCTAACGTCCTTACCAACCTGATTCCTCACGCATACGCCGCTCTTGATGTGGTGTCCCGCGAGCTTACCGGCTTGATTCCTGCTGTAACGCTCGATGCCCGCGCATCCATGGCCGCTCAGAATCAGACTGTTTATGTTCCGATCGTCCCTGACTCCAACGCGCTGGAAAATGCAACTCCGGCGATGAGTGTTCCTGCCGCTGCCGACCAAACCATTGGCACTACCGGCATTACCATCAGCAACCTGAAAGTGGCTCCGTTTTCTTGGTCTGGCGAAGAAGAATACGCCATGGATCAGGGCGCAGGAGTTGCCACCATCCAGTCAAACCAGATCGTTCAGGCAATGCGCCGCCTCGTCAATGCCGTTGAGGCTGACTTGGCTGCACTGCAATCGACGTTCAGCCGCGCCGCCGGTACTGCCGCCACCACTCCTTTTGCCACCACGACCGAGGGCGCGTCTCTGGCACGCAAGATTCTGGTGGACAATGGCGCGCCCACCTCCGACATGCAGCTTGTGCTTGATACCATGGCTGGCGCAAAACTCCGAACCCTTTACGGCGTGCAGGTTGGTCGCGGCGATGTACCATTGCAACAACAAGGCGTCCTGATTAACGCCGCTGGCATGGATATCCGCGAGTCCGGCCAGATCGGAACAAGCACCGCTGGCGCAATGGCATCTGCTACCACCACCAGCGCCGCCTTTACTGTCGGCCAGACCGTCCTGCCGCTGGCTACCGCTGGCACGGGCGTCGTTGCTGCTGGTGATGTGATTACCCTGGCCAACGATACTAACCAGTACGTCGTGACCAGTGTCTCGTTTGCTGGCGCTAACCCGGCATCCGGCGACAGCATCACCATCGCAGCTCCCGGTATCCGCAAGGCGCAAGGCGCTGCCACCCGCGCCATCACCGTCGTGGCTGCTGCTGCCCGTAACATGGCATTCAGTCGCTCCGCAATCGTGCTGGCAACCCGGATTCCGAAGCGCCCGAAGATCGGAGATATGGCTCTCGATGTTTTCAACATGACTGACCCTGTTTCCGGTCTGACGTTCGAAATCTCGGCCTACCCCGGAACCCGGATGGTGCGCTATGAGGTGGCGCTGGCATGGGGCGTGAAGAACATCAAGCCGGAACACACCGCGCTGTTGCTGGGCTGACGAACACCGGGCAAGGATGCCCACAACCCCACCTGCGGATGAATCGCCATGGCAATTGTCGTTGAAAATGGCTCAGTCGTAAGCGGGGCCAACTCCTACATCTCTCTCGCTGATTTCAAGCTCTACGCGGCTGCGCGTGGCATAACCCTGCCCGCTGACGCAACCGTCGAAGCCTATCTCGTCAAGTCTACGGACTACCTCGAATCAAACCGGAATCGTTTTGTCGGGACACTGACAGAGCGCGACCAAGCATTATCTTGGCCACGCAACAACGCCATCATTGAGGGCTGGGCGTGGCTCAACAACGAAATCCCCCGCCAGGTTATCAACTGCCAATGCTCGCTCACCGTTGAGCAGGTTGACGGCCTCGACATGTACAACCCGGCATCCGCCCTTCCTGTCGTCCGCGAGAACATTGCAGGCGCGGTCGAAGTCGAATATGCAAACCCCGGACAGGCCGCAAAGGTCACAAAGACCCGTGAGTCGCAGGCCATTCTCAGGACGCTGCTGAAAAACAGCGGGCTGATGGTAGTGCGCGCATGACTGCCTTTTATGACCGGATGGCCGCGACTGTCACGCGACTGCTGACCGAGTACGGGACGGCGGTCAACATCGTCCGGCCAGCGCTCAATTTCGACAACACGACGAACAAGCCGTCGTCAGGCGGCAGCACTGTGATTGCATCCACTGGCGTTTTCCGCAGCATTGCCCGCCGTCTCGTTGACGGCACACGCATCCAGTCCGGAGACC